GCAGCGTGTCATGGACAAGAAGGACAAGGCATGGGAGTGTTTCCAGCTCTTGCAGGACAAAGTAAAGAATACATAGTAGATAGACTATATGCGTATCAAAACAGAGAAGAGGTAGGAAGTATGAGTTCTACTATGTGGGCTCAAGCAGGCTTACTATCAGACAATGATATAGATACGATTGGTGCCTTTGTAAAAGCGGGGTTACCAAAATGATTCCGAAACCTCCAGCAAATATAGCAACTTTCTTTTTAAGAATACCACTTTCCGCCATGTTTTTACAACAAGGACTAAGCAAACTACCTGTCACAGGAGCAGTAGCAGAGGCCTGGGGACTGCCATATATTGTATGGTGGTTCGTAACTTGGGGAGAGATTGGTGCTGCGATTGGACTTATGGTAGGTGGATTGTTCTCACTTATACCGTGGTACAACAAACACTTTTTTATTACTAGAATATCAACACCATATGTAAAACAAATTATTTACAATACTGGAGACTTGATAACTCGTTTTAGTGGTATAACTATGACATGTATTGCTACAGGAGTTATTTGGATTTTAAGCCCAGATAACTTGTGGGACGTAATCTATAAAGATTATTTACATGTAAGTTTATATGTCGGAGGACTATACTTCGCACTTAGAGGTAATGTAAAAAACTAAATGAAAGCAATTCTTTCAAATCGTATATACATAGAAGTAACTTCTAGTTATCAAGCAAAACTTGACGAGATACTTACATATTCTATACCGCCTCGTAGACCGACAGACCCACCTATCATTATTAAAAACATGGGAGTAATACGAGCAGGTTTGGTTTCTTTACCAATCGGAAGAACGGATTTGATACCAGAGGACTACGAAATAGTAGATAAACGAAATGATATACCGATTGAACCTGTAGACTTTAAGTTTACTTTACGAGATTCACAACAAGCCGTTTATGATGAGGTTGATGAAAGCTGTATTATAAACGCATGGGTAAGTTGGGGTAAGACTTTTACTGCGTTAGCTATTGCAAACAAGCTAAAACAGAAAACTCTTATTGTAACTCACACATTAACTCTGCGGTCGCAATGGGAGAAAGAAGTACAGAAAGTCTTCGGGGTTGCGGCGGGTGTGATAGGTTCGGGAAGATTTGAAACAGACTCGCCTTTTGTCGTGGGAAATGTTCAAACGCTTTACCGAAATATTGATAAAATCACAAAGGAGTTCGGTACACTCATCTTAGATGAGATGCACCATGTATCTTCTCCGACATTTACACGGATTGTAGACGCTAGTCGTGCAAGATACAAAATAGGATTGACTGGTACAATGCAGAGAAAAGATGGAAGACATGTTATCTTTCGTGACTATTTTTCTGACAATGTATTCAAACCACCAAAGGAGAATTATCTTACTCCACGAGTTGACGTAGTCAAGTCGGGTATTCGCTTTCTAGACGGAAACGTGGATTGGGCTTCTCGGGTTAACGCACTTGCGTATAACTGGGAGTATCAAAACATGATTGCGTTACTTGCAGCGAACTATGCGGCGAGAGGGCACAAGGTATTGGTTGTCAGCGATAGAGTAGACTTTCTAAAAAATTGTGCGAGACTTGTGGGAGACAACGCAATCTGCGTAACAGGCGAGATACCCCACGATGAACGTCCTGCTCTAATTAAGGGCATATTTGAAGATAAGGATATACTTTTTGGAACACAGTCAATATTTAGTGAGGGCATCAGTTTAGATTGCCTAAGCTGTCTTGTTTTGGGTACACCCGTAAACAACGAGCCCTTGCTAACACAACTTATCGGCAGAATTATAAGAATATATGAAGGAAAACTTCAGCCTGTAATCGCCGATATTCACTTAGACGGTCGTACAGCAAGAAAACAGGCTAGTGCGAGAATGGGATATTATATGAAACAAGGCTATGTAGTGTCTGATATAGGAGTAAAAAATAATACTTGACATCAAGTTAAAATTTTGTTATAATGTTATTCTATAATTGGAAAAAGATATTAAGGGAAAGCAAGGGAAATGTTAGTGACATACTAACGATTCTACATATTCTCACCTATAAACTTCCTCCAGTCAATAGACATGACAGAATCTATAAGTTTTGGACAAAAAGCTTCTATGGGAAGTCTTTTTTATTAAATCCCAAACCTCTATTTATTCAGCGAAGGAGGTACTCAGATAGCGAACTTGCGCAGTATGCAGGTATCGCTTCCTTGCGCAACTATTTTGAGTACCAAACTAATAAAGATACCACACTAGACCTCCTCCACTTTACTGGGGACGAGGACATTATTAAAAACAACAGATTACTACAAATAAAAAATGACAGAATTCATTTTAAGTTTGAAGAAATCACTTTAAAGGAACTAAAATGGCAATAAAATTTAATCAAGCAAAAGGCGAAGCGCAGAAAAGCAAAATTGATAGTTATCAATATGTGGAAGGCGACAACGTCGTAAGAATGGTCGGTGACATACTACCAAGATATGTATACTGGCTAAAAGGAGAAAATGGTAAGAACTTACCATTTGAGTGTCTATCTTTTGATAGAAACGTAGAAGCATTTAACAACCTAGAAAAAGATTGGGTGAGAGAATATCACCCAGAACTTAAATGTGGTTGGGCATATGCTATTCAATGTATTCACGAAAACAAAGTAAAAGTTCTAAATCTAAAGAAGAAACTTCTAGAGCAAATCATGGTTGCTGCAGAAGACTTAGGTGACCCAACAGATAACGAAACTGGGTGGGACGTCTACTTCAAAAGAGTTAAAACTGGGCCAATGGCTTACAATGTTGAGTACCAATTACAAGCCTTGAAATGTAAACCAAGAGCATTAAATGATGCAGAAATGGAACTCATTTCAGACTTAAAATCTATGGACGAAGTCTTACCAAGACCTACTCCAGATGCACAGAAAGAGCTACTTGATAGATTAAGAGAAGGTTCTGCAAACGAACCAGATGAATCTATCACAGAAGAGTTTGATGTTAAGTAGGAGTAATTATGTATACAGTTGGAAACATATTCCCTCAGGTCTGTCTAAAAGCAGTTGACGAGCAAAATGTTATAATAGACATTGAAGTCTTATCGGACTGGACAGTAATGTATTTTTATCCCAAAGATTTCACTTTTATCTGTCCTACAGAGATTGCAGCAATGGACTGCTTACTAGAGGACGCTGATGTTATTGGAGTAAGTGGAGATAATGAATATTGTAAATTAGCATGGAAAGAACAAAATCCTATAATTAAGGATATAAAACATATTCTTGCAGCTGATTGTGGTCTAACTTTATCTAAAGAACTAGGAATAGTAAATGAAGATGAAGGAGTATGTAATAGAGCAACTTTTATTATTGACCCCGAAGGAATCATACAACATGTATCAGTTAATCACTTAGATACAGGTAGAAACGCTAAAGAAATATTAAGAACACTCAAAGCTATAAAAGCTGGTGGTCTTACAGGTTGCGAATGGGAACCAGGAGATGATTTCGTAGCGTGATTTTATTTACTGCAGACTGGCATATTAAGTTAGGACAAAAGAATGTACCTGTCTCTTGGGCATGTACACGCTATCAATTATTTTTTCAACAGATAGAAGAAGTAATAGAAAATAACAATATCAGTTTGCATATCATTGGAGGGGACTTGTTTGACCGAGTCCCTTCAATGGACGAGTTAACACTCTACTTTGACTTTGTAAAAGGTGTTAGTGTAGATACGATTATATTTGACGGTAATCATGAAGCTACAAGAAAGCACAAAACATTTTTTACAAATTTAAAAAGAGTAACAGAAGAACTCAATCCAAAAGTAAAAGTTATAACAGAAACTTATTATCAAGATGATTGGGCAATTCTACCATATGCTGACCTGCATAGAAAAGAGAGTATAGAAGATATAAATGTAGATTATCTATTTACTCACGTGCGTGGAGAGATTCCTCCCCATGTAGTACCAGAAGTAGATTTAAATAGATTTGATAAATTTAAAACAGTATTTGCTGGAGACTTACATGCGCATAGTAATACTCAAAGAAATATAGTATATCCTGGTAGTCCAATGACCACTTCTTTTCATAGAAATTTAGTAACAACAGGGTATATATTAATAGATGACGACTGGACATGGACATGGCATGAATTTGACTTGCCACAACTACTTCGTCAAACTGTTACAAATCCCGATGAAATGATACAAACAGAGTTTCATCACACAATCTACGAAATAGAAGGAGATGTATCAGATTTAAGTAATATAAAAAATAATGAATTACTTGATAAAAAAGTTATAAAAAGAAAAACAGAGGCAACTCTAATATTAGGTAAAGAAATGACGATAGAAGAAGAACTAAATGAGTATCTATCATACATATTAGAGTTAGATGAAAATAAAACAAAAAATATATTAGGAGTGTTTAGTGATTACGCTAAAGAAGCTGCGGTGGAGTAACTGTTTTAGTTATGGGTCAGATAATGAACTAGACCTAAATGGCAGTATAGTTACACAACTTGTTGGAACAAATGGCACAGGTAAAAGTTCTATACCTTTAATACTAGAAGAAGTATTATTCAATAAAAACTCAAAAGGAATTAAAAAAGCCGACATACCAAATCGTG